ATCCTCTGCCGCAACACGGCGCCGCTGGTCGAAATCGCCTACAGCCTCATCCGGCGCGGCAAGGGCTGCATCATCGAAGGCCGCGACATTGGCCTCGGCCTCATCAAGCTGGCCAAAAAGTGGAAGACCGCCACCACGGTGGAAGACCTGCGCGACCGCCTGGGCCGGTGGTCACGGGCGGAAATCGCCCGCGCCACGGATCGCGGCCAGGACGCACAGGCCGACAAAATCGCGGACCAAACCAGCACGCTGTTCGAAATCATGAGCACGCTGCCCGACGATGCGCACATCTCTAGCGTCGAAGCCGCGATCAACAAGCTCTTTGGCGACACGCCCGCAGGCGAGCGCCCCCGGGTGGTCACGCTTTCGACCATCCACAAAAGCAAGGGCCGGGAATGGCCGCGCGTGATCTGGTGGGGCGCCAACGCCTACCAACCCAGCTTCTACGCCCGCCAAGATTGGCAGAAGGGCCAGGAGCGCAACCTGATGTATGTCGCCGCCACCCGCGCCCAAGAAACCCTGGTGCATGTGACGGTTGAGAAAAAGAAACGCGACGGGGAGTGATCCCCTATCGCGTCAAAAAGCATTATCCCGTAAAAAAGAGATGGGCCATTGGCCCATCAGGAAAGGAAATCACAATGACGGATGGAGATAACTCCACCTACTTAGAATTTTTGGCCAGCAAGGCGCCACGCCCGCACGCCTCCGGGCTGGACGTGGTGCCGCAGCTTAACCCTGCCCTTAAGCCGCACCAAGCCGATTGCGTAGCGTTTGGGCTGCGCCAAGGCCGGTGGGGCTGCTTTCTCGATACCGGCTTAGGCAAGACACTCACTCAGCTTGAGTGGTGTCACCACGCCGCCGCTGCCACCAACGGCATGGCGCTGATTCTAACGCCGCTTGCCGTCGCAGCGCAGATCGTCCGCGAGGCGGATCGGTTTGGGTATCAAGCCCGTCAAATCCGCAGTCAATCCGAAGCCGGACCCGGCATCAACGTCTGCAACTATGACATGCTTGATGCTCTAAACCCGTCCGCGTTTGGCGCCGTGGCTCTCGATGAAAGCTCAATCCTAAAGAGCTTCACTGGCAAAACTACGCGCAGTCTGATCGAGGCTTTCAGCGGCGCGCGTTTCCGCATGGCGGCGACCGCAACGCCAGCCCCGAACGACCACATGGAACTTGGCAATCACGCCGAGTTTCTCGGCATCATGTCGTCCACCGAGATGCTGACCAGATTCTTTATCAACGACACCGAACAGGCCAGCCAGAAATGGCGGATCAAGCGGCACGCCGAGCAAGACTTCTGGGACTGGATGGCGTCGTGGGCGCGCATGGCAGAAACGCCAGCCGACCTAGGCCACGACGCCAGCGAATATATCCTGCCCCCGCTTAACGTCCTCCGTCATAAGGCGGCAGGCGATGTTCGCGCGCCCGCTGGCGCCCTATTCTCGCTGGAGGTAAGCGCGACCACGTTGCATGACGTTAAACGCCAAACCGCCGACGCACGCGCCGCAATGTGCGCAAGCCTTGTGCCCGCCGAAGACGCATGCCTGCTATGGTGCGACACCGATTATGAGGCTGACGCATTGCGTGCTGCAATTCCCGATGCCGTCGAGGTGCGCGGCAGCATGGATGCCCGGCAAAAAGAAGATCGGTTGACGGCGTTTGCCACGGGCACCGCCCGGGTGCTGATCACCAAGCCATCCGTCGCGGGCTTTGGCATGAACTGGCAGCATTGCAACGTCATGATCTTTGCCGGGCGCAGCTTTAGCTACGAGGCATGGTATCAGGCAGTGCGTCGATGCTGGCGCTTTGGTCAAGCCCGACCGGTGGACTGCCATTTGATCGTGGCGGAAGGCGAAGACCAGATTGGCCGCGTGATCGACCGTAAGAGCGCGGATCACTCAAAAATGAAGCGCGCCATGGCTTCCGCGATGAAGCGGGCTGGTCAAAAATCGGAAACCCGCGTAAAATATCAACCTAACCACAAGGGAAAGATACCATCATGGCTATTCAGTGCTTGAATGAGGCGCATGGCGACGGCTACGTCGCCTACCACGGCGATTGCGTGGACGTTTTGCGGCAGCTTCCGGACGCCTCCGTGGATTTTTCGGTTTATTCGCCGCCATTCGGAAATTTGTTCATTTACAGCAGTAGCGCCGCTGACATGGGCAACAGCGCCACGGATGGTGAATTCGCCAAGCATTATGCGTTTGAGGTGGCGGAGAAATTCCGGATTACAAAGCCGGGCCGGTTAAGCGCGGTGCATTGTTCCGATCTGCCGATGCGCGCGTGGATCGACGGAGAAATTGGCATTAAGGATTTCTCCGGTGACATCATCCGCACTCACATGGAAGCCGGATGGGTGCTGCATAGTCGTGTGACCATCTGGAAGTGCCCAGTGGTGGAAATGACCCGCACCAAGGCTCACGGGCTGCTCTACAAGACGTTGCAGGCCGATAGCAGCCGCAGTCGCCAAGGCATGCCGGATTACCTGCTGGTGTTTCGCAAGCCGGGCGTGAACGCCGCGCCCATCAAGCATACGCCAAGCGAATTCCCGCTGCCGCTTTGGCAGGAAATCGCCAGCCCGGTGTGGATGACGGTCAATCAAACCCGCACGCTCAACACCGCTGCCGCCAAGGAAATGGGCGACGAGCGGCATTTGTGCCCGCTGCAACTTGATGTGATCGAGCGCGCGTTGCGCATGTGGAGCAACCCGGGCGACGTGGTGCTATCTCCGTTCATGGGGATTGGATCGGAAGGATTCGGTGCTTTGCGCGCCCGCCGCAAGTTTGTGGGCGTTGAACTCAAGGAAACCTATTGGCGGCAGGCGTGTCGGAATCTTGACGCAAGCGAAGCTGGCGCCGTCGATCTGTTTGACGATATGGCGGTGGCATGATGAACGACGAGGAATTTCGGGCCATCGTGGATCAAGGCCCGCTTATCGTGATGGTTGAGAAGGGCCACCTGCTGGCCCTTCTCAACGAGAGGGACCAACTCCGAGAAGAGCGCGACGCTCTTCGCTTGGCGATGACCGAAGTTATGTCTGGCCTCGACGAAATCATCGAATTTGCTCACGGCACTTTGCATCAAGAGGAAACCAAACAATGACATTTGATTTTTTTTGGGGCGTTTTAATCGCAGGATGTATGGGCGGCGTTTTGGGTGCTTGCGTAGGCATAGCCGCGCAATGGCGCGAGACGGACATTAAGCCGGAGGACAAGTGATAAAGGCTTTTGTCCATCGGGCTTGATAGGGTATCATCCGCCGCCTACTTTTGACGCGGACCCTGGAAAATTATTGCAAATGACCAAACACCCCGGAGGAAGGCCACCCTATCAGCCAACTGATAAAGACCGAGCCATGGTGGAAACCATGATCGGCTATGGCATTACATATTCCGACATTGCGCGTGTTTTGGGTATCGATCCCAAAACCATGCGCAAATATTTCCGCGATGAAATGGATGTTGGAGCGATCAAAGCTAACACCGCCATGACGCAAAATTTGTGGAATAAAGCGATGGGCGACGGGCCGTCATCCGTCAGCGCAACGATATTCTGGCTCAAGTGCCGCGCCGGATGGCGAGACGTTGCGCCCATGGAAGACGCGGAAAAAGGGTTGACCATCAAGGTGATCGGCGGTCTGCCGGATGTCTGAAATTGTCGTGAAGCTGCCCGAACTACACACCGGGCAGGTTGGCGCGTTTAAAATGCTTGACGCTAACGGCAAGCCCGCGCGATTCCGCGCGATCCGCTGCGGGCGTCGCTGGGGCAAAACCAGCATGGCCAAGACCATGGCGGGCGACCGGATTATGAAGGGCCGCATTCAAGGCTATTTCGTCCCGGCGTATAAATATCAAACCGAAATCTACGACGAACTGCTCGACATGCTCCGCCCGGTGGTGAAATCGCACAACAAAACCGAAGGCGTCATTCGCTGCATCACCGGGGGGCGGATTGAATTCTGGACCCTGGAGAACGACAGCGCGGGCCGATCTCGGAAATATCACGATGTCTATATCGACGAGGCGGCGTTCACCAAACCCAACATGATGGACATTTGGAATCGCGCGATCCAGCCCACGCTGCTCGACTACAAGGGCACGGCGACGGCCCTGAGCAACGCCAACGGTGTCGATCCTGACAATTTCTTCTGGCGCATCTGCAACGAGCCAGAACACGGCTTTGTCGAATTCCACGCGCCCACGGCCAGCAACCCCTACATGCCGCAAGAGGAATTGGTGCGGCTTGAGGCGGAACGCCCGCCAATGGTGTGGAAACAGGAATACCTTGCGGAATTCGTGGATTGGTCTGGCACCCAATTCTTCAAGCTGGAAAACCTGCTCGCTGACGGCGCCCCGGTGGAATACCCAACGCAGTGCGCTGGCGTGTTCGCCGTCGTTGATACCGCCACCAAAACCGGCAAAGACAATGACGGCACCGCCGTCATTTTTTGCGCCCGTGGCGCATACGGCATGAAGCCGGAATTGATCATCCTTGACTATGAAGTTTGCCAGATTGAAGGCGCGCTGTTGGAGCATTGGCTGCCCAACATCTTCGCCCGCCTAGAGGAATTCTCCGCGCAGTGCGGCGCGCAGATTGGCAACCTAGGCGTCTGGATTGAGGACAAGGCATCCGGCATGGTGCTGCTGCAACAGGGTGTCCGACGCGGCTGGAATACCCACAGCATCGACAGCAAGTTGACCAGCCTGGGCAAGGCGGAACGCGCCATTTCCGTTTCCGGCTACGTCCATCAAGGCAAGGTAAAATTTTCTCGCCACGCCTACGAAAAAACGATGATATACAAGGGCGCGACGAGAAACCACCTTATGCAACAGGTTTTGACGTTTACCCTGGGCGTCAAAGACATGGGCGAAGATGACCTGCTCGACGCATTCTGCTATTCCATCGCTATCGCACTAGGCAACCAAGAGGGGTTCTGATGGCCGACGCGGTTCAAATGCTCTCCGTCGCTCTTGCAAAGCACGGCTACGACGTGCCCGCGTATGCGCTCCGTGCTGCGTTGGCCATGGCGCGGGTTGCAGTCAGCATTCCGCCATCCGGCCCGTTTGAAGACCACCTCACCGCTCACCGGCGGCTGTCCGAAAAAGGCGTAGATTAAATGTCCACGATTACCGTCACCGGCGCCAATCTTGGCGGATCGCTGCAAACCCTGCTGATGGCCGATGAACTGATTCCCGGTTCCGATGTCAGCTATCAGCTTTGCAAAACGATCTACAGCTACCACCCGCTGGGCCGGAAAATGGTTGATGCGCCCATCGCTATGGCGCAATCGCAGGCGCGACAGATCAGCATTCAGAACGCTCCCGAAACCCGCGTGCGCGAGGCTTTTGAGACCGAATGGAAGCGCGTCCACGCCGACAAATACATCGCCCAACTCGGCAGCATCGCCCGCATATACGGCGTTGGCTCCATCATTATCGGCGCAGATGGTGTGGACAGCGAAGCTGAATTGCCGCTCGACCGCCTGGGCGACCTGAAACTGTATTTTAACATCCTCGACCCCCTGAACACGGCGGGTTCGCTGGTGCTGAACCAAGACCCGAATGCCCCAGATTTCTTGAAGTCGGCGGCGATCACGGTAGCGGGCAAACCCTACCATCGCAGTCGCTCCGTCGTGCTGATGAACGAACAGCCGGTGTATATCGAATACACCACCAGCGCATTCGGCTACGTTGGCCGATCCGTGTTCCAGCGCGCCCTATACCCG